TTGGCGGGAATTTGTATAGGGCCTGTAAATGACGCTACGGGTACTTTTACTTCCACAGGATGGGTACTAGAACATCCTGATAATAGAAAAACAGACAAAACGATTAGTAAAAATAATACTATACAAAATTTTTGTGTCATTGGTTCCCCATTTTCATTGCTTCTTGGATAGCCCAACTATTAGCCTGTTCACAATTATGAGAGACATGTTCGGACATTAATCTCTTAACATGTGCTTGATATGCCGCCGTCGTTTTCAGATTCTGTATTTGAAGGCTTTTTAATTTTGCTTCTTTTTCTGCAGCTATTTTCTTAAGAGCATCAACAGCTGCATTTTGATCTTGAACTTTATTCTCGAGTTCGTGATAGTTATCAAGAATGACATCCCTTGCTTTTTCAGCTGTATGAAGCTCTATTTTCAGATGAACGTACATGCTCATAAATATAAAGAAGACGAGTCCGATAATGCCGTATTTGATTTGTGTAAAACTAAGCATTTGAAGATGTTCCCATTGGTTCATTAGAAGAATCAGGAGCAGGCGTTTGATTCTTTGCCTCTTCTTCCTTTTCCTCTGCCATATAATCAGAAACTGCTTTCGCAAAGATACCTGTAATCATGGTAACCATAGCCAAAACTTCATGTGATGTCCATATGCCAACAGCGCCAAGAGTATGGGTAATGCCCATAATACTATTAGCAATGCGAATGACCTTGAGTGGAGTCGGTTTTTTATGGCCATTGATTAAATCTAATTTCATCGGGATGCCTTATTTATCATCGAAGTCTCTAAGTTGTCTATTCTTTGATTATTTTTATTGATATCTGATTCCTCATCAGAATCATTATTTTCTATCACAGCAAGCCTTGTATTAATAGCATCAATTTCATCATCAATCGCATCAAACTTCGAAGGAAGAATCAAAGCAAAATGAGCAATACCACCCAGAAGCGTAAATATCGCACAAGCCCCTGAAATGTAAGTAATAATATTTGCTTTATTAAATTCCATCTGGCCATTCCCCCGTTAACATCATTTGACTATCTTCTAAAGCCCGATTCTCAACTTGGACTGCCCAATGAGTATGCAGCATATCAGCTGCGGCTGCTTCGTAATTTCCTGCCTTAACTAGGCCTAAAAATTCATTAAATTTACAAAGACCTTCTGTGCCCATATTAAATGCCATATCCAATAACACAGCTTGGCGAACTTCATCAAGATTGTTATAAAAAGGAAGCGCAGAGATTAAATGATCGTGCGCCTCCTTTACATCATTTGACAAAAGGTAAAGAATTTCATCTTCCGATAATCCTTTATCAGAAAGATTTCTACCTATTCCAATGGTGATTTTGCCTCTATCTAAGATAATGCGTTGACCGGTTGCATCGCTATAAGGATACTTTTTGCTTCCCTCATGCTTTGCAATCAGAGCACATAATCTTTGATTATTCATGGCGCTTCCTCTGGAATAGAAGAAGTCTCTTGATTCTCATCACATTGTGAAATCCAATGCGCACATTCAGCGCGATTGCCCAAAAGAGCGTGGAGATTCGCTGTATGTTGCGCCACAAGCTCTCTCACTTGGGCAATTGCTTTATCGATTTCCTGCAAACGAGCTTCAAGACTTTCTTTATTCATGAATTCTCCTTTTTATTATGAAATTCTAACTTGTACAATCAATGTACCATTAAATGCATTAGTTGGGCCAATATTACAGATATTTACTGTAAATTGATTTGAGCCTGGTGTCAAAGCAGAGACATAAGCATATGGAAGACTGGCAGTATTTGTGCCATTAGAAATAACAACACTTACTACCTGATTGGCTGATGTGTAAAAAGTATCAGTTACAACAAAGGCTGCCGTAGCACCAGCGGCCAAAGTTGAAGATACAGTAGTAATGTTACCCGTTGTACCCGTTAAGGTTACGCCAGTCGTTATACTAGTTGCCTGGGTAACTGAGGTTTGAGTAGAAAGAGAAATATTAGCATTAGCCAAAGCATCAGGAAGCGTATAAGTACGAGAAGCTGCTGGAGCGATAGCTGATATCGTTGTTGTATTAGTTGTGCCCAAAATTAGCTGATTTGTAGTAGGGCTAATTCTTATTGTACCAGCAAATGTTGCACCCCCATTTATTCCATTATCTAATATGTTATGAAGCGTAGAAACTTCACCACCACCTGTAAATGCAAATACAGTATGATAATTAGTTCCTGTTCCAGCACCAGGAACCCTTGTTATAAAGTTCCAATCATTTGACCAAAAATTATTTAATATCTGAATTGTAGAACTATAATTTCCATCGCCATCATTATAAGTTAGAAAATCTAATGAGATATCATTACTGTCTATACCCGCTCCACCAGCAGCATTTAAATTTGTCCTAAATATTCTAGTTGTGGAACCAGATTCTAATGGAGTTGGATTTGTAACCAATAATTGTGCATTCCCAAGTGCCTGAATAGGAGCATAAAGCGTCAAATTACCATTCGTACTAGAAACATTAATCCCACTATCCCCAATAGAACCATTCGTCGTCGCAAAAGTAGCGATATCACCAACAACCGTATTTGAACTTGGAAGACCTGGGAAAGCTTCTAATAAAGTATAAATACCATTTGAAATGGAAGGCGTAAAAATACCAAAAGCCGGGTTGCCAGCATGAACATATTTAATATGATATTCATCGTTAGCAGTCAGCTCTTGCCCTGAAGTCAGCGTATTATTTAGGTAACCAGGTGCAGTAATCGTAGCAAAATTATCATTACTTGAAATAAGTACAATTCTAGGTACTGCATCAACAACGCCAACTCCGAGAATATTGAAAGTAAGAATAGCCATTTGAATCTCCTATAAGTTAAAAATTACTAATTCTGTGTCCAAATAAATATACAGAAGTTGATCCGACTGTAAGAGCATTATTAGTTCCATTAGTATTTGCTCGAATATCTACTGTATCAGTGGAACCATTTAATTGAAGTATACCAGATCCTTTGGCAGTATCTAAAAATCCACTATTTAAGCCTTGTACATGAGCAAATTTAAGCGATCCATTAAGATAAATTCCAGGAACAAGATTTTGTGTAGATGCCGCCTGCCATTCTAAACAATAATAAAATACATATTTACCAGTATATAAAGGAATATAATTATGATTTGAAGTACTAAAAAATGATCCTATATCAAAATTCTTAGTATCAAAATTAATTATTTGAGCAGCAGAAGTTGTAATAGTTTGTGCGCCTGCTAAATAAACAGAAAATGAAACTGGTTGCAAATAATGCTGAACAATATACCAATTTGATCCATCAGATTCAATTGTACATCCTTCATTTGAACCATAAACAACAGTACTTTGTCCCGCAATAGTTCCTGATGCAGGTGCTAAAGTTATTAAAGCATTAGATGAAGTTTGAAATGAAAATTGTATCATCCTAGGAGATGAAGCAGCTGGCAATGTCACTGTATAAGCCGAGGAACCCGTACAGATAATCAAATTACCATAATCAGATGCGGTCAATGTAGTCGTTGTCGAAATGGTTCTTTGAGTAGTCCCATTTGGATTTACAGTAGTCATTGTATCTTCCTTTTATACTATAGTTAGTGTTCCAACAGAGTTAACAACAACAAAAGTTGTATTGGCAACTATACACACAATTTTAAGACAATTGTATTGGTTAGTTGATGACAAAGAACCTCCGGTTCCTGTAGTTGTTGTGGAACTATTATAATGCACCAATTGTCCGGAATTTTGAGCCAATGTCCACCCACCTGCGCCTTGACCTATAATTTGAAAAAAGTCTCCTACTAAACAAGTCGTTGGCAATGTTAATGTTACAAGAGATGCATTATTGGAAATAGTAGAAGTATTTGCAACCAAGGTGGCTGAGGTTCCGCTCACGACTGTAATTGCGTTCAAAACAAAAGAAGCATCCTGACCCACATCTGGAATCGTATATGTTCTTGCAGCTGAAGCAGTTGCAGGACTAATTGTATAAACGTTTGTTGCTGCATTTCCTAATACTAAACCGCCAAAAGGATTTGCCGCTGTTCCTAATTTACAACCTGCTGATGTTGAAGCATTAATAATACTCGTTATTGAAGTATTACCAATAACGGCCTGATTATCATTGCTAACGGTAATGCCTTGGCCCAAGGCAATCCTATTAGATGATGAAGTTGAACTAACATCTGAATCTGAACCAATAATGACGCAATTAGAACCTGTTGTAAGTGTTTGTCCTGCTTGAAATCCTACTCCAAGATTATGAGAACCTGTGGTAACACCTGATAAACCATTATAACCACAAGCCGTATTATAATTACCGCTAGTAAGATTAATCAGTGACGATATTCCTAATGCTGTCGCATATGTGCCAGAAGTTAAATTTACAAAACAACCCTGTCCTAATCCAACATTATGATTTGTTGTAGCATTTGAGTAAACATTTCCAGTCATTAATCCATTGGTAAAGAATGTGCTAGGTCCAACATAATTTCCTATAGATATTGTTCCACTATATGAGCCAATACCAATATTAGTAGCTGCAGAACCACTAGTATTTATATTTGCAATTCCAAGTAAAGAAGTAGTACTGCTCGCATTTCCTATTGAAATGGTTCCAGAGTAACTTGTAGTTCCTATGTTGGTAGCGGCAGATCCAGTTGTATTGATATTTGCAGTTCCAATAAGGCTGGTAGTCGTATTGGATGTTCCAATATTTACAGAATAAGTACCACCACCTGTAGTTTGTATATTAATATTTCCATTATTACAGGTTGCAATATTAAGTGAACCTGCTGATAAATTAAGTGTTGAAGAAGTTACAGTAGTAGCGCCAACAAAACCAATTCCGATAGTTCTAGCCGCAGCTGTTCCTATATTAATAGTATTTGGTGTATTTCTAATACCAATATTAATAGTTCCAGCTAATTCAGTTATAGTTGTAGTAGAATCTTGACCTATCTGAATATAGTTTGCTGATTGCGATTGGATGCCGAGTATAGATACGCCTACACCTGTAGAAATACCTACATTTCCTGAAGGATCTACTGTAAATCCAGAACCAAAACCTAAATTTAATGTTGAGCCTCCGCTTCCAGTTGCTAGATTAACAGTCGCACTTGATGTTCCAGTAGCTATATTTATAGCAGAAGATCCACTTGTTCCAATAGTTGCAGAATCCCATGGATTTCCTGATGTTCCTAAAGCAGCAGATGCACCTGGAACAACACTTGTTATTGAACTGTTACCTAGCATTATCTGATTGCTTTGCGTAGCAATAGCACCATAACCAATTGCTGTCGTATTACTTAGACTTCCAGTATTAGTATCAGCACCAGAACCTAAAAATGTACATTGTGTGTAGGAAGTCTGAGAAGAACCAGAGTTATAACCGATTGCTGTATTGTTATTTGAACCTGAACTTAACAAAGATAATGTATTATATCCAAAAGCACTATTATAACTGCTATTAGTAGTTAAAGATGTCAAAGCTTTAGAACCATAAGCTGTATCACCAATGCTTAGAGCACCAGATATAGAATTAAGAGTATCCACACCCATTGCAGTAGAAAAAGTAACAGCTGTATCAATACTCCCTGCAGTATTTCCTACATAAAGTAATGATGATGGATCATTCTCAAAAAGAGTTGTAGGATTTCCAGCAGAATAATAATCTGTTCCCGCCGAAGCATTTGTCAAAGTAGTAGAGGAATGCCACTTTACCAAATCGCCATTAGTCGGTGTCCCAAATGCTGTAATTGTTCCCATAGCACTGGCAACACCTGCAATAGTCACTTGCTGCTCACTATAACCTGTTAATGAGTTTGCAGAATAAAGCAAATCTGTACTCAAAGGACTATTGTTTGTTGGAAATTCATCTAATCGTATTTCGCCTGCCATTTTATTTACCTTTTATTTAAAGATATTCCTAATAAGGACGATTAATTAACCTATTCATGGAAAGGATAATTAGGTAACCTATTTAAATTCAAAGTCGTTGCTTGATAATTTGCTATATCTACACTTTGAGTTGTTTCATATTGAATAGATACAGCATCTCCTACAAAGAACTTACTGATAACATTCAAAGTAATTGGTTGAGCAGTATTAGCAGGAACAAATTGAGTCGTGTAATATTGCAATACTGAATTATTTATTAGATTCAATGACGTAGTATACGCAACAGAATTTGATGGATTCATGATAGTACAACTTAATTGATACCATCCTTGATAGTAAATAGCATAAACTCCATTAACCATTGCCAAATTATTAAGTCCATTTGAAACTTCGAAAACAACTGTTGTTGGCGTATTAGCAGAAACAACAAAAGGCTGAAGTCTAACGGCTTGAACAAAACAAGAAGCAGAATTGCTATCATAAATAATATATGTATGACTTCCATCACACATCACACTGATACCTTCGCCTGCTCCAAAAACCAATGTATTGATGTTATCCATGCTGGACCAGCTATCACCAGCTTGCAAAATTAATGAAACAGTAATACCGCTTAATGTTCCTGTATCGAAAACAAAATCTAGAAATCCATTTGTAACCGTTCCAACAGGCATCGTGACATTATAATTCATCGATATTCCTTTACAGACTATCGTCGAACCAAAATCTGCAGACGTTAATACTGTTGTTCCTGTAATAGTCCTTACTCTCCCAGATGGCCCAGGAGCAGGAACAGGTCCTCCATCTACAATGGTTCCATTGGAATCAGCCCATACTGCTAAGTTACCGACAGTAGGATTTCCGCTAACAGATGATACATTTGTCAAGACATTTGAAGATGCTGTTTTTGTTGCAGCAGTCCCTAACCCCAGATTCGCTCTCGACGCTGAGGCGCTAGACACATCGTTTAGGTTATTTACAATTTTTAGATTTCCACTAAGTTGAGAATCTACATAGCCTTTGGTAGCGGCTTGGCTAGAGGTTGCAGGAGGGGTATTCAATGTAATTGAATTGACATTAGTAATATTTTGCGAATGATCTACATTCACCCCTGAATCTACTATCACACCCGAAGTATTTATTACTGGAATATCTCCAGATGTAATGGAGCCAGATTGCGTTACTACGTTGTTCGTAGTGATGAGCTGACCTATTGTGGATTGAACTTCATTTCCAGAATTGGACATGTCAGCAACATATAAAACATCCGATGTGTTCGGATTTGTCTTTACGGGTCTATTAATTAAACGTTCGTTAGCCATATTTACTCCACTGCTGCTATAACATAATCACCGTTTCCTGTGATAACGTAATTTCCAAAATTATCTATTACTCTTTCATTCGTCTCAGAACAGTTTACTACCATATTTGTTCCTTGTAAGGTAACGATGAATGTTCCTTGCAATGTCACCAAAAAACAATCGACAGGGGGAACGGGTCCTCCTGAAGGAAATTCAAATGGCTGAATATACGGGCTATTAACTAATGCCGTAGAATCGCCTTTAAATGATCCATTGTTATAAAGCATAATTAGGTATTCTGTACTGCATAAAATGCAATGCTAAGTTGTAATGTGCTATCAGGCGTGATAACGCTAATCACGGTCCCACCATTCAAATAATAAGATACAGGGTTAAGTTCGCTGATTCCAAAAGCACCGCCTCCTGTTGGAATAGCAGCCGTACCTTTTGTGGAAACCCAAAGTCTTAATCCTGGATCTACACCGAAGATACATTCATAGACTCTTGCTCTTTTTGGCACTGTCACTGATGCAGCTGTATTTGCAGATAATAAAATTTGCCAAATATCATCGGATGGTTGACGGCCAAAAGCATTGTAACCATTGATATCTCTTCCTAATGCAAAACCTGTTGTCATCTTTTACCTCTTATTTTCTTAGTAATGTATGTAATAGTTAAGGGCTACATTCTTAACCAAATTCTCTGTTCCATTGGAATTTGTATTTTTTATTATTGTGTTAGTAGTTGATTGTATCCAACTAATACCAGCACTAGGCGCTAAGTTACCTGTCAATGATGCAAGAAGAGGATAGGTTGTATTATGATTATGATTCATAACATTATCCAACTCAAAAGAACCCAATCCTACGTTTCCATCCGCAGGGCTGAATCGATAACCCGTATCGACTGCAGTAGAAGTTCCGTAATTTGGATCGTTTCCTCTGATATGCATGCCATAAAGATTAGGAACAGCAAATGAATAACTGTTAATGGCTAATATTGTTTTATTGGCAACGACTTGAGCGCTATCTGAGGCAAGAATTGGAACTACAATGCCAATAGCGCCGGGAACGGCTGGATCTGTTCCTACACCACCAATCGTATACCAAATATAATAATTTGCCCCTGTAGCACTTACCGTGAAATAACCGCCAGCTGTAATACTAGATCCGACTATAGTTACAACATTAGTCGTTTGCCATGCGTTCATAGCATTTGCTGTTTTCTGAGCTACTACAGCAATACTGTCTGACGAGGTTATGTTAACTAAAATCCCTGTTCCTCCTGGTGCCGGATCTGATCCGGAACCATTTACCTTATACCAAACATAATAATCATTACTAACTGAAAAGGAACTCGCCGTTGAAAAAGTAAAATAAGATCCTGCTGCAGGTAAACTTAAGATATTAATTTTATGTTGGGAAGTAACTCCAACAGATGGTGCAAGTTGCGCTGAAAATCTTACTACTAAATGAGTTATAGGAGCAGTCTGAATTTCAGGATCTGAATGTGGTCCAATAATATTGTAATTAACTAATATACTGTTACTTCCGATATAATAAGCACTTAAATTATAAGTGGGAGCACCAGAAGCAACTGTTGTAATTGTAAAAGTGGTCGGTTTTGCTATGCCATCCGCTGAGGCAGTCACAGCTCCAGCACTGTTATTGTGTATGACAAAACTATTTGCAATAGATGGGTAAGCCGTCAAATAAGAACTTCCGGTGCCAAATATTGGCATCATAGTTGTATTATTAAAAAGAACTTTTTGAAGCCTTGAATTGGGAACTCCATCCGAAGTATAGCCACTTGTCAAATAAGAACTGCCATCACATGGATAATAACCTTTCGGAGCAGTTGTTTGAGCAGATGCTATTACTGTTGATACAACACTTGTGTCATATCCAATTCCATTGGGCGTTAATATACAGGGCAAATACAGATTACTGCCATCATAAGCTGGTATAGAAGATGAAAACTGTGGAGATGTATTCTGTATTCCAGTAAATAAACTTGAATATAAATAAGTAGAATCCGTCGTGATTGGAAAAGCAGATATTGATACATTTCCGAATATCAATGCAAAGTTTGTCACCGTCACATTAAAAGTCGTAGTTAATGGGAATCTCAGTGACAATTGAACATAATCATCATCATTAGTGCCCAATGTCGCTGTGTTATTCAACCCAAATGTCAAAGTATGATAAGTTTGTGCCGTAACACTTGGTCCCAATGTAAACGTTGTTATCAACATGGATTGCTGAGAACTTGGGCTTCCACCAGTTCCAAAGTTCTTAGTTAGCCATAATTGAACAGAAACACTACTTCCTGTATTACTCTGACCTTCAAAATAGAAAGTATAATATTGCGGCGTTAAAGGAGGCGATCCAAATTTATTAACATCTGGAAATATCAAAGCCAAATCCTTGATAGTATCTGTGGGATTCGCATTCGTACATTGGATTTGACATGCATATCTCGGGCTCGAGGTAGGCGACGAAACAAAGGATCCATATCTCGGGAAAGTCACCAAATCTACAGAACTTGTGCCGTTCGGTCTCTTAAAGAACCAACCACCTGCCGATAACGTAGTCGTTGCTTGTGTAATCAATCCGTTATTCGGAAAGTTTTGATGCAATAAGAACTGACCATCTGGCACGTAATTGAATGCATTATTTTCATCAGAAACAGTAGCTGGAGCCGTATTGGGCCATGCAGAACGCGTAAACTGCGGGACGCCGAGAGAATCTGTGACTACGACATAATATAAGTCAACTACGTCACTATTAAGAGATGGATCTCCCAAATAAGGATAATAATAAATAACAATGTCATTGTTAGAACCATCAGACATGGTTCCTACTGCGGTCAGCGATAGGGGATTTGGCAATTCTGTATAGACATAACTTCCTGGCGAACCACTGAGTTTATAAACAGGTTTTAAGACAGAATGATTGCTATCTTCATAAAATGTGACGATGCCATCAGATAAAGGCGCCCCCGTATCCTTATCTACAAAGTACTCTTGCAGACTCGATTGAATGACAAATTTTGCTGGGTTGAAATTGAAACTCATCTTATTGTCCTTGAGGAATTAAGGTTGATAACATCAATTGTTTAATAAAAGGACTTGTTGTCTGCAAGCGTTTGAGCGCATTTGAAATGTGACTTTCAGCCATTTCAGGAAAGGCTCTACCTGTCTTGCCATGACTAAGTAAATATTTGGCGCCTCCAATTCCTAAGGCGGCTTCTGCGATAGGATTATGAATTCCAAAAGCGTGTCCTAATCCCATCGCTCCTGTAGCCCCTAGGCCCATCTTTCCAACTTGTTTTGCAACATCACGTCTTCGAACTTGATTTTCTAATGCTGTTATATCTTTCTTAAACTCAGGCGAAACAGATGACAAAAGATGTTTTCCTTCAAGTTCTTTAGCCTTTTCGATTAGCTGTTCAGGTGTTCTAGGATTGCCTAAAGCAGAATAAAGAATGCGATTCTTTCCGCGTTCACCAAGATGCTCCATTACCTTTTCAGTCGCAGGTTCAGGGCTTTTAAAAATAGTATGAACATTCTCTGGATTTTTGGTTATTTTATTTGCCAGTTTCCTGACATAAGGATCTTCATTGTAAATAGCCGCATTTTCTTTATAAAACTCAGTTGCCTTCTTATAATTCTTAAGATATCTAGGTCCAGCATTCTCAAGATTAGCTTCTATGTCCTTTTTTAAATCAGAATGAATTTCTCTTAACTTATTTATTTCTTTGTCTTCTCCGAATGTTTTGGGTTTTTTGGCAAGCTGCGTAAGCTGTTTACCTATGTCGCTTTGCAGTTCATGAGCATTTCCAATCGTTCTATTAGATAGAAATTGATAATATTTTTTCTTAATCATTGGAAAATTATCAGCGTCTATATCTCGTAAGGATTTTGCTTCCGATATTTCAAAAGGATTTGAACCTACGTCTTTCAAAACATCATTATATCGTTGAGAGGCAAGTTGTCTTTGATTCACAGCAGATGCTCTTACATCTGATGCCAAAGCTTTTGCATTCTCTTCGAGATTTTTAGCTCCTTGTCCCAAAGTATTAACAATTTCTTTGGCATACTTTGCTGGTTTAATATAATTGAGAACTTCTGGCGCTGCTTCAGCAAGTCCAGATAAACCTGCGCCCATTAAAGCTCCTCTGATTGGATGCTCAGGATGAGTAAATGCACCATAAGCGCCACCTGCTACCATCTGCATTGCTTTTTCTGGACCTGCTACGGCAGCCATGGGCGCATACGTTGCTACATCGCCTAACATTGTTCCTATCGTATGCGGAAGACCTTCTTGATTAGCAAGATCAGGATTAGGAATATTAACGCCAGGAATTTTGTTAGCCCATTCAGTTACTGTTCTACGTGGAACATCAATAGCAGATAATGCCATTTGAGTTAGAGGATGTTGAGCTACAGATTGTAGAAAACCAGATTGATGCAATTCCTGTGGAATAGGTTGACCACTTTCAGGATGTATACCGCTTTGAATTAAGCTCTCTCTCATTTCAGCAATACTAGGCATTAAGATCCTCCTTGATATTGTAATCTTCTATTATAAAGTTCCTTTTTAACATCAGCAGGCATCCGATCGAAAACTGCTTTTGGCACAGAATCTATGTCATCAGGCATCAAATATTTAATGTCTTTCAAAGTTATCTTTTCTGGAGTATCCATTTTAGGAATATAATAGCCTCCAGATTTGATAGCATTGATCGCCTCATCACTTAAATATTCACGCCAATCCTTATGAAAATTCGTAGCTTTTCCAGCTTCAAAATCAAATGAAGGTTTTTGGTTATTAAACATGCTCCATAAAGCATCTGCCTGAGGTCTTGTAATACCTTTTTGTTGGGCAGCTACTAGGAATGGATCATATTCTCTAAGTCTTTTGCCTTTTTCTAAATAAAAATTACCAAGTTTATGGGCGCCTTCTTCCGTCATTTCTCTTTGAGGCTTTGTCCCACCAGTAAATTGCAATTCATAATTTGTTAATTTAGCTCCGCCCAACATTTTTGCTTCAGCAGATTGTAATATTTTTGAAAAGGCATCTGTTTGTTCTTCAGCTTCACCACCTACCGCGAAAAGACCACTACTAGGCAATTTTCCAAATTGTTTTCCTTTATATTTGGCTTTGTCATAGTTCTCTAAAAATCCTTTTGCGCCATTCATTAAGTTATAACCCAAGTCACCAGCGGATTTAGCTTCCTCTAGCCCTTTATTCCATTCTGTGACATTAGATTTAGCAGTCTGAGAAATGCCTGCTTTTAACCCTTCCATTTCAAGAGGATTGATAGGACTACCAAAAGCTGCGAAATTTCTGATTGCATCTCCAGTAAAAGCTTGCGGAGAAGTCAATGGATTAACATTAGAAGGAGCGCCTGGCACGGGAACGGCTTGGCTTGGCGCTCCGGGGGGAACTTGTGCGGAAGGTGCGCCAAAGCCTCCTTCTGCTAATATATTTTGAGGAATGCCACCTTGTCTTGCATAATTGAGTTCAGCCAAACGATTCAAAGTTGGATCTTTAAATACTGACATTTTAGCTGCTGCAATATGATAGGGCATTTCTTTACGTACTTGTTCAGCCTGAGCGCTTGTTAATCCAGCTCTCGTCAATGCTTCCTTCATCTGGGCTTCACGAAGCTTAATTTCAGAAGGAATAGCACCTGTTTGCGCTCCTACATATCCTGTCTGAGCCTTCTTATATCCTAATTCAGCCTCAGCCTGTGGGCCTGCATATTGAGCCTGTATCGCTTGGATTTGATTGGCCAATTGGGCTTTCTGAAGTTCTTGTTGTAGCAATGGACGCAGATATTGATTCTGCATAAATTGTTGAAACAAAGCCTGACCATGACCCAATCCCGTTAAAAAAGGATTGGATTGCTCAAAGCTTGGAACTTGAAATTGTGATACGCCTATTGCCATTTTAAATCACCTATGAAAACCAAGGAGCTATACTAGGAATATATGAAGCACCCGATGCTAAAGCTGATTGAGGGCCAGTTCCGCGACCACCTCCACCAAACAAACCACCTAATGCACCACCTATACCGGCGCCAGCTGGGCCTCCAAATAAACCGCCCAATGCAGAACCAGCACCGCCTACCAAAGCACCTAATATGCCACCTTTTTGTTGAGACCTTCTTAATTTGTCTGCATAAGCCAAATTGCCTTGACCCATTAGTGCTTGTGCTAAGTTCTCACCTAATCCGCTTGCAGCTCCAAATCCTAGTTGTCCCACTCCTTGTAGACCTTGAAGTCCTAACCCATATTGCTGTAGAGCTCTGTCCATGTAATTGTAGTAATCCTGATTAGCCAATTGATTCACAGTGCTTGCAATGCCTTGCTGCTCAGCTGGCGTTCCCAACATCCCGCCTGCAGCAGCCGCTCTATTAGCAGCTCCCAAAGCTTGGTCTACTTGAAACTGATAACCCGGAGATTGCTGAAATCCTGCGCCTATTTGCCCCATAATTCCAGCAGGATTTTGCAATAATTGATGATATTGTTGCATCAGATTCGGCATGGCTTGTTGACCTGCGCTGACATAAGGTTGGAAGTAAGGCTTTAGAGTGCCAGGTATCTGATTTAAGTAACTCATCGGACTTTGATGATGATGACCACCAAATCCAACTCTCTCTAGCATGTCAGCGAAAGACATGCCTTGATTACCAGCCGATTGTCCACCAGAAAGCCATGGCAAAGATTGATTAGCCCCTTGAAGGTAAGATGGCATTTGTGCATTCATTCCGGGATACATTTCAATCTCTCCTCTACGTCACTGTCACAACTCTGAAAGTGCCATCGATATTCACTTTCAATTGATTCGTTGTACTGTCATACAAAAGGGCCCCAATAGACTCGCTCGTATTTAATTGATTAATAGTAGTCGTTGGCTGTTGGGGCACCCTATATCCTTCATTCGATAATCCATTGTTAAGTTCATTAATAAGCTGAACAAAAAAGCTTTTCCAATTCGGCAATAAAACACCTTTTTCATCGACTACTTGTCCTTGTGGAAGCGTTGGTATATTGCTCATCGATATAAACTCATAACGCCTTCGCCAATCACTTGACGATAATTACTCCAAAATTGGAATTGCATCGTCAAATCATTAGAAGCACCTAAATTCCAGAAGTTCAATCGATTCTTTCTTACTCCTGGTGGGTTTAATTGCTTTGTCACAAAGCTTCCGAATGATTCTCCACCATCAGTGGAAATGGCTAAGTCAACATGGTCGTAATTCCAATTTTCAGGCAAAGGAACGATCCCCTGTAAAGTCTTTTGTTCTGCATTCGAAGATTGTCCCTGCTCCATGGTGAAAGTCACATTATTTACAACAAATCTATCAGCTCTCTCATTTCTGAAAGGCGGCGTGATTCTAATCCTAGGAATACGTGCGCCATTGTAATTCGTGTAATTGCTATTAAGCTCATACACAACACCATCTTGAAAGCTGACAAAGTAATAAGTGTTATTGAGAAACGCCACATGCTTAGCAATGAAGTAATCCATGTTTTCATCTGTCAAAGTGAAAAATGCCTGTTGCGTAAAATCATAAACATAAGTCAAATTGTCAGTTGGAAAAGTCAGAATATAAAAGTTATGTCCGCCTTGTCTGAATAAGAAACCATAGGAATCTTCAGGATTTGTTAAGTGAGTCAACCTATGGTTAATCCCGTCAGTAGAAATCTGAGTGGCTTCAGCGCCATTCATCACCATTATGGTAGGACCAGATTTCTCATTAGCCGCTAAGAAAACAATCATGTCATCATTAGAAGCAATCGTTGCTGGATTCAAACATCCAAAATCTAAATTGGCATATGAGTTCTTTTGATAAGGAAATAATTGAGCACCTGTGTCATACCATAATTCCGTAACAGTTTGCCCGAATATCACCAATTCATTAGATTTGCTGGGCATTCTAATAGCTGCAAGACACAAATTTGGTTTAGTCTGAAATCCTCCTGAATTGGGACCCAGATTAGGCCAAGATGTTCCTTTATTAGGTTCAGAAAGTCTCCATGCAGCAGTTGGAGGAGACTTGACATCAGGCGCGATAAAATAACCATCCTGGAAAGAGACATATCCAGGCGTAAAATCAGTATCGACTTGAACGAAGGTAATATTATTTGGATCGGTGTAATTCAGTATGTAAATATTTCTCTTATCACAAAGCGCAATCTGATTGGCGTTGTTTTCATCCATAAATACATCGCCTACAGTGCTATTGATAGTCGCTATTTTTTGGAGTTGATTATTGTTGAAGGGATCGAAAAGATAAACACCATTATCAATTACGACTACAGCTTTCTGTAATTTTGTACTCGCATAAATGCCACGTCCTTGTTGGGAATTTTGAACGCTAGCAACACCAACATAACCCGCAAATGGCACAAGAAATCCATCGGAGATATACATATTGAAAGTTTGCTCGATAGAAATTTTAGGATATCTACCGAACTTGGTAGATCCAACCATTCCCAAAGGAACTGTCTGTTCAGGTGAATTATCTATACCGCTCATTAACTCGTCCACCCTCTACCCAAGTTAATATAACCCCAACTCAATCCTGTATGAGCATTGAGAGTTGAGAACTTCTGCATATGCAAATCTTCAGATTGAACATCCATCAATGAGAATTCATATTCTCTGAGTTTCTGAGCATTTTGGGGCTGGAATACAATGTTATACTCAGAACACATATACTCTGCCAAAGCGTATCTCAGGTACTCGATGTAGAATAAATCATAGGTAAGACTCAAATCTTGCGTTAAAGTCACGCTGGTAAGCGCAAACTTACCGTTAATCAGTGCATTATAAGATTGCACAGGCAGCGCATAGACAAATAAATCCATGCCACCTTGTGTTCTTTGTCCATACCACTGAAAGGGCAATGACAATAGATTCTCAACGCGCGCAGACCCTTTATATTTCTTTCTGCCTTCTTTGATCGTCGAAAATCTAACATCATTAATATAGAAATCGAAAACTTCTATTTCAATTAGGTTCGGAATGAAGTACTTTTCAACATTCTGAGTCAATGTGAAAGGATAATCTTGATAATAAGGTATCAATCTATCATTGAATGATTTAATCGCCAGAACAGAATTTAACATTGTCAAACCATCTTCTATTTGGCTTCCAGAAATCACTTCTAAATCTCTGGCAACAATACCTGACAAATACCATGCATTCGTAATTAATGTTTCAGCTGTATATGCCATATTGCCTCCTAGAGCAAATC